CACGTACAAAAAAACGCATTTAGTCCATGGTCGAACCCGAATCCACCGTCCGTCAATACGCCGCCGACGTTGTGAGCGGCCGAATCCCCGCGGGGAAATGGGTCTACGCCGCGTGCTCGCGCTTTAATCGTGACCTCGAGCGCACCGACATCGTGCTCGAATGGAAACGCGTTGCCGACGCATTCGAGTTCATCGGCGGGCTGTCGCTGGTCGGCGAGGCCGACGGCGAGCCGTTCAAACTGCACCCGTGGCAAGCCTTTATCGTGGCGAACCTCGTCGGCTGGCGCACCGCGGAGGGCCGCCGACGGTTCACGATGGGCATCATTCAAGTCGCCCGTGGCAACGGCAAGACAACGTTGATGGCGGCGCTCGGGCTCTACGACTTCATGAGCGGCGCCGGCAAGCGAGTGCACGTGCTCGCAAACAAGGTCGAGCAAGCGCAAATCCTCGTAGACACGGCACGCACAATGGCGCGTCGGCTCGACGATCCGAGCGTGAAAGTCAAGATGAGCGACTTGACGCGGCCGGACGAAGACTGCGAGTTTAACGCATTGACGTCGCGTGAGTCATCGCTTGACGGGTTGAACCCGTCGTTGTGGATCGCTGACGAAGCCGCGGAGTACCGCGGTAGCGTGTTAAACAAACTCATCACGACGGGAATGAAGCGCAAGGAAACGCTGGGCGTGATCATCTCGACGCCCGGCAGCAACACGGAAAGCCACTACGAGACGCTGTGTTCCGGCGCTCGTGCCGTGCTGTCGGGAGAAGCTGAGGATGACGCGACGTTCGCCATGCTCTACGGCATCGATCAGAACGACGATATCGCCGACGAAGCGGCGTGGCCGAAGGCGAATCCGGGCATGCAATACGGGCAACCCGACGCGGCCAGCATTCGCCGGCTGTACAACACGATGAAGCGTGACCCGGGCCAGCGCTCAGAGTTCTGTCGGTATCACTGCGCTCGACTCAACGAGGACGTCGGCGGGTGGCTTGATATGTCGTACTGGCCGCCGGCAACCGTGGTCGATTGGGGCGCTCAACGCAAGCGGCAAGCGTGGGTCGGCATTGACTTGAGCAAGTCGCTCGACATGTCGGCCGTCGTTGTGGCGATCCCGCAAGAGAGCGGGAACATCCTCTTGCGTGGCCACTACTGGTGGCCGAGAGCGAACGTGGCTCAACGCGAACTGGACTACCGCATGCCGATCCGACGCTACGCCGACGAAGGCAAGATCAATCTGACGCCTGGCGCCGAGATCGACCACGAAGCCATCGCACAGAAGATGGCCGAGATCATCGCGGAATTTGACGTGCAACTTGTCGGATATGACCGCTGGGGGGCGTCGTACCTAGCGCAGCGGCTTGCCGAAATTGGGGCGCCGATCCAAGCCTACAGCATGGGTTCGAGCACGTTCGCGCCGGGCTGCCAGTTGTTTCAGAACTTGTGGGTAGGTCGCAAGTTGGTAATCGGCGACGATCCGATCTTGCGCCGAGCGTGCGCCGAAGCCATTCCGCGAACGGGGATGACCGGCTACGTCCGACCCGAGAAGCCGCGCGACCACAGTGCCATTGACCCGCTCGTGGCTTCGATCATGGCCGTTCACTGCTGGGGAGGCAAACGCAGCAGTTGTTACGAATCCGAAGTTTAGTCCGAGACATGACGCCCGAAACTTGTCGCAATGCGCAACATGTTGCGCAGTCTGCTACAGCGTTGGTTGGGCCACTGGGGCACGCACGGCGTGATCCTCCCGACGTCGTTTGACGTCGCGGGCATGCCCACGATTACGCCGGGCACGGCGCTCGCCTACACGCCTGTTTACCGCGCGGCTTCGCTGATCGCCAACGACGTAGCACGTGTACCGCTCGACGTAAGCGAGCGCACTGCAAACGCGTTGTTGCAGCAACCGAACCGCTGGCAAAACGGCTTTGAGTTTCGCCGCTCGCTCACGATGCAAGCGCTCCTATACGGCAACGCGTTTGCCGTGATCAACCGCACGCTCGGTGGCGAGTTGCTTGAGTTGTTGCCGCTCGACATTGAAAGCGTGTCGCTCGATCTCACGAAGCCTGAGCCCGTCTACAAGACGCGGCTGTACGGTGACGTGCCGATGTCCTCGATGCTGCACCTTCGAGCCGTCGGGCTCGACGGCTTGTGGGGCGAGTCGCCAGTGCGCTTGTGCCGCACGTCGTTGCAGATTCTCGCAGCACAAGAGAACTCGCAACTTGAAGTGATGAAGAACGCGGGCAACCCAAAGCTTGCGTTCGTGCATCCGGGCCCGCTGAGTGAAGGCGCACGGCAGTCAATCAGCGAGAAGTTCCTACAGCATCACGCGGGCGCTGAGAACGCGGGCAAGCCGCTCGTGCTCGCCGAAGGCATGCGCGTCGAGCGGATCAGCAGCACGCTCGATGACGCAGGCATTGCCGCAGCTCGACGTTACAGCGTCGAGGACGTATCGCGCATCTACGGCGTGCCGACGTCGTACCTGAGCGAGCACAGCGCGAACGCCTATGGCTCGATGGAATGGCTTTCTCGCATGTACGTGGACGCGTGTTTGCAGCACTGGTTCAGCACGTGGGCGGCCGAGATCGTTGCGAAACTTGCGCCGTTCGGCTCGGCGACGTTTGACGCTGACATGATCTCTCGCCCGTCGCTCGCCGAGCAGATGGCGGCGCTGCGCACGGGCGTTGAGTCCGGCGTCATCACGCGCAACGAAGCGCGTGAGTACCTGAACCTTGCGCCGCTTGACGGGCTCGACGAGCCCATCATCGCGAAGAACATGGGCACGGGCGGCGGTCAAACCAACATCGGCGCTGACACTAGCGCGGGGAGCGTCGATGACTTCGCTTGAACGTCGCAGCGTCACGATTGGCGCACCAGCGGGCCGCACGTTGTCGGGCCTCGCGATTCCATACGGCAAGTGGAGCCGCGAAATCTCCGAGCCGTTCAACCCGCAGTTTCGTGAGCGAATCACCCGCGGCGCATTTGGCGACCTGGCGGGCGCTGACATCAAACTGCTCTTCAACCACAACGCGAGCGCGTTGCTCGCTCGCACGCGCAGCGGCACGCTCACGCTCAACGACACTGCGAGCGGACTGCGCTTCACTGCGGATCTCGCCGAAACAAGCGTCGGAAACGACGTGCGTGCGATGCTCGAGCGCGGCGACTTGAGCGGCGAAATGTCGTTTGGTTTTTACGTCGATCGCGACGAGTGGAACCCGCGACGCACTGAACGCACCGTTACCGCCGCGCGGCTCGTCGAGCTCAGCGTAGTGGTTGACGCTGCCTACGGCGACAAGACCTCATCGAGCCTGCGGAGTGTTTCCGCGGCTGCCATTGAAGCCGCGGCGCTGCGGCTCGAGATTCACAAGCACAGGATGACAAGCCATGTCTGACGAACTGAACAACATTGAGAACACCGTTCACGAGTACCGCAAAACCCTCGATTCGTTCGCCGCTCGCACTGGTGCAAAGACGCACCACGTCGAAATCCGCGGCAGCGGAGAAGAGCGCGAGAAGATCGCGCGTATTGACGCTGACCTCGACGCCGTCGAGCGCATGAACCAAGACCGCGTCGCGCTTCGAGCTGCACAAGACCGCCTCAAGCAACTTGAAGAAGAACGCTCGCAACCGCAGTTCCGCGGCGTGGTCGCACGTGCCGACGTCAAGCACGATCTCGCAAGCCCTGAGTACGCAAAGCGTTGGCTTCACGCTGTCGCGCGTGGCGATGCCGCAGAAATGCGTGCGCTCGCGACGAGCACGGGCGGCGCTGGCATTCCTACCGACATGGAGCGCCGCATTGTTGAGAAGATGTACCAGGCGAACGTGCTGCGCTCTATCGCCCCCGTGTCCTCGATTGACTCCAAGCGCACGATTACCGTCGAAGGCGCTCTACCAACAACGGCGCTCGTGACAGAAGCAAATTCGATTAGCGCAACCGATCCGGGATTCGGAACAGCCATTTCCGTGGTGCCTTACAAGTACGTGTGCGCTACGCAGATGAGCCAAGAGTTCATTGAAGACGCGATCGGCCAAGGTGGCATCGGAAGTGGCCTCGATTGGGTTGCAAGCCGCATCGGCCTTTCGATGGCGCTCAAAATGGAAGAGGCGTACACCATCGGCACCGGATCGAGCCAACCGGAAGGGGTCGCCGGTTCGGCGATGAACACCGCGCTGGTGGCGCTTTCTCAGGTGACTGACCTTGGAGGCCTCGCCGTCACCACTGTGACCGCCGACAACGTCATCGATACGGTGCACCTTGTCGCGCCGCAGTACCGCAACTCGCCGCGGTTCCGTTGGCTTCTCTCTGATACGTTCGTGCGCGTCGCTCGCAAGTTGAAGAACAGCGTCGTAACGAGCGGCTCTACCGAATACATCTGGACGCAAGCACAATCGAACGCTGGCACGATGGTCGGCGGCGCTCCCGGCTTGCTCTACGGCGTTCCGTACAGCATCGGTCAATACGTTCGTACGGCTACCTCCAACAACAACATCTTTGCGGTCGTTGGAGATTTCAACTACTTTGAAATCTTCGACCGCACTGGTATGACTTCGCTCGTTGATCCGTACTCGGCGGCGAGCACGCACCAAGTCACCCTCTACACCTACGCGCGCACCGATTCGCACATTATGAATGGTTCGGCGTTCGCTGCGATCACCTGCTAAGCATTTCTTACCTTTCGCTCGCGCTGGGGGGAAACCCCCGGCGCGGGTTTCATGGCTGCGACACCCATACCTATCGACATTCTCAAGACGCGGTTGCGCATTGACGTGACCGCTGACGATGTCATTCTTACAACCTTGTGCATTGCGGCTGGCGAGTTGTTGGAGCGTGAACTTGGCATCGGGCTTGCAAGCGAAACGCGTACGGCCAAACTCGACAAGTGGCGGCGTTTCATTCTGCCCATTCAACCAGTGGCGTCGGTCACTTCGGTGACCTACTACAACGGAAGCAACGTGCTCACGACGATGCCAACGTCCGATTGGTACGTGAATGCAACCGACAGTTTGACTGCGCTCGAGTTCAAAGAGACGCCGGAAATTTATGACGGCACGTTCCCCACGGTGACCTATACCGCGGGATACACGCAAGTTCCGCATGCTTTGCAGCAAGCCATTGTTGCGCTCGTTGGCGCGTGGTACGCCAACCCGGACGCAACGTCGGTGGCTTCGCTTGCCGAAGTGCCGCTTTCGCTGAAGTTCATCATGAACGCGTATAGCGCACGTGGGGCGCTCCGATGATCGGTAGCGGCCGACTTCGCTTTCCTGCAACTGTGTTGCAACCAAGCATCAACGAAGATGACTTGGGGATGCGAACTGGCGCGTTTACCGACATCAACAAGACGCGACCGGGAAACCCGTACTTGTGGGTTGATTTGCGCACGGACAGCGCGAGCGAGCAACAGTACGCCGACGGCGTCGCGGTGGTGCGCCGAGCTGAGATCCGTTGTCGTTGGAACTCGCTCCAAGATTGGGGCATCAACGAAACGTATCGGCTCACTGTGCGTGCTCGCACGTTCCGCATTCTTGGCATTACCAACCTCGACGAAGCCGACATGGTCGCCGTGCTTGAGTGTGAGGAGGTTGTATGAGCATCGAAGCCGCAACACGTGAGATGTTGAACGGAAGCGCAGCGCTCAACGTTTACCCCATTACGCACGGGTATCGTTTGCAGAACAGCGGCTTGCCCGCGATCACGTTTGAGATCACAAACAACGAGCGCAGCGCGGTAAGCGGTCACTGGCTTGCGTCGGCTCAAATCAAAGTAGTCGCACTGGAAACGGGCACGGCGCTCACGATTGCTGCCGACGTTCCTGCGGCTTGCGTGCCGGGCTCGTACCTGTTCGGCTCTTACACATTCGACGCAGTGATATTCCGTGGCCGGACGGCCGACGCCGCATCGGTCGGCGAAGGTGACGAGCAAGAACCCGCGGAAGTCAATTGCGAAGTGGACATCTACTACAGGGAGAACTAATGGCTGCTAAATCATCAGCGCTTGCTGGTTTCAATTATGCAACGAACGCTGCAGCGGGGGTAGGAACGGTGTCCATCCAACGTGATGCGACATTAATCGACACAACCGACATCGCTACGGGCCCGCGAACCTACATTCTCGGCAACCGTGGCATGACCGCGACTATTGATATGTTTTACGATCAAGACGATACCGCAATGGCTGCCGTTGAAACCGCGTTTAATAGTGGCAGCGGCGCGGCTGCGGTAGTCATCACTCTGTTCACTAACATGACCTACAGCGGCAATGCGTTCGTGCAATCGTTCAGCGCAACCGCTGCAACCAACGAAGTTGTGCGAGCAAACTTTACTCTCCAATTCACTGGCGCGGTCACAATCGGATGAGCATTAAAGACGCACTTTCCCTTAAGAACTGGCACGGCACGCTCACCAACGGCGTTGCCGTCGAGCTGCGCCGGCCGTCGGCGCTCGACCTCATCGAAGCGCTCGACATGTCGGCGAAAGATCCTCAGCGGCTTTCCGCGTGGATGGTCGCTCGGCATCTCGTTGAGAACGGCTCGCCAGTGTTTGCGAGCGTGGATGAAGCGCTCGCCGCTGACGCGTTTACGGTGCAGAAGATTTCAGCGCTGGTGGAGCGGCTTTACGCCGAAGGCCGGGACTAAGTGACGCCGCACGTCGGGTGCTACGTGTGGCGTTCTCACTGACGAGCACCGATCTCGCTACGTTGAGCGTTGCAGCGCTGAACGTCGAAATGGATATTCCCGATTGGGACGGCATCCGACGTGAACTTGATCGCCGCAAAACGAGCCGG